GTAGTTCTCAATATCTTCAATATTATCCGAAGTATAAGTCTTTACATTGTACACTTCAGTATCAAAACACCACAGGGTAATCTTGTACTCGTCAAACGCCTCCATGATACCTTTAATCTCGCCCAAGAAAGCTTTGCTATCTTCTTCACTAATAGATCCGGATTGGTCCATGGCAATACAGATATCAATCATCTCTCCCGGCTTGAGACCTGGCATAACTGCATCAAGATGCCACCCTCTACGACTTGGTCTAGCCCATGTATAGTCATTCTTGATAACCGCTGTAATCTGTTGTTGCAGCAATTCCTTCCAACCAATAACCGGCGCAGTGATGTCTTTGAGTAAACGCTTTACGCCGGCGGGCAAGTTACCTGCACCTGCAGCCTGTGCAGCACTAATCACCGCACCTTTAATTTCATCTCGGATCTGTTGTGCTTCTTCTTTGCTTAGTCGAGGCTTGCCTGAACCGTCTTCGCTATCGCCGTCACCATCTTCTTCGAGGTGATCGTCTAGCAGCATCTTCTCCAATTGGCTAATGTCTATCTTGTCTGAATTCTCGTACAAGTAATCATATACTTCTTCGTAGCTCCAACCGCGAAACTTGTTATCAAACAAGATTGGTACTACGCTAATCTTTTCACCAATTCGCTGTTCTACTAGGTCTTGATTAACGCAGTAGTCGGCAGCAATATTGCTTAGACGCGGCATACGGTCACCGCGACGACCCATGTGATCATAAACCGCATGTAGGATCTCGTGCCCGACTAGGAACTCGAGCTGTTTTAGTGGCATCCGGTTTACAAACTCACTATTGTAATAGAACTTGCGGCCGTCAGTTGCAGCGGTTCCGCACCATTCATCCGCATTAGTCAGCGTCATACGGGTAGCTAGCTGTCCGAAGAACGGAGCCTTTAGTAGCAAGCCAATACGAGCAGTAGTCAGTTTTTCACGAGCCGCTGCATCTGTGCGCGGATCCGTTACTGTAACTACTTTTTGCTTATCAATCGCTGTAGATTCTGCCATAGCTACTCCTTATTCTGTAATACATTATAGCAAATTCTGTATTTACAGTCAATGTAAAAAAGGAGGACTTACGGACCAAAATCCTGCCTCCACCTCACACGCGACTCAATTATTTAGACGAACCGGCTGCGGCTAACACATACTTGCCGTAACGCTGATGGAACTCATCAAAGCTTGGCATCTTGCCTGGAACCATTGGCAGGTTGTATGTAGTCAACGCAACTCGCGCACCCATAACAGTAACCTCGGTTGTAAAGTTATCCATCATGAACCGCAAGAAGTTGTCGGCCATTTTATGGAACTCGGTTACCTTGTCTTTGTTCTTGGTATAAAAGTCTTGTAATTCGTAGCACATACTTGTGGTCAACGAATACATAGCCGAAACTTCTTTGGTTTTGAGTTCTTTAACTTTGCCTGACAGGATGTCTTCAGGCTTGGGCAGCGAACCGGCCACTTTACGGTGAGCCATAAACTTGTGTGCAATACCCTCGCCCACACAGCCTGCAATAAGATCCGTTAGTTCAGCAGCACTGACACCTTCATCGTGACAGAATTCACTTGCAAAGGTCCAAGTACGAGGTGTAGCAAACGAACGACTATTGCTACGCGGATCAAAGTCAAACATATCCGACTTGGCAAAGCTCAAGTAACCTACAACATCCGCATGAATCTTGTTCTTAACGGCCCATGTCTGCCAAGATTCAAAGTCAGGACGAACCTCCAAGTGTACAAAGCGGTTTGCTAGAGGACTAGGCATACGATATGTAACACCCTTGTCCGAATCACGGTTACCCGCCGCCACCATTACTACATTGTCTGGTAGTGTGTATTTGCCGATTCGTCGATTCAAAATCAGCTGATATGCAGCCGCTTGCACTGCGGGCGCAGCCGAGTTCATCTCGTCTAATAGCAATACTACAATAGGATATTGTGCTGCAAGTTCTTCGTCCGGCAATTCAATTGGAGGTGCCCAATCCATCTTGCCGTTATCTTTATTAAAGAACGGAATGCCGCGAATGTCAGTGGGTTCCATCTGACTTAGGCGCAAGTCGATCATGTAGCCGCCTAGCTCGCTTGTGATGTCAGCAACCACTTCACTCTTACCAACACCTGGTGGTCCCCATAGGAACATGGGTCGTTTGTGTTTAAACGACCTTAGGATACGACTACGAGCCTCTTCGGGCGTAACCGTACGAGTTTCTGTAACAGCCATCTATATCTCCCTTGTCAACGTGTGAAACACTATTATAGTATAATGCAGAATTAAGGTCTGTAGCATTTCTGCCACACACCCTCATTCTTAGGCGCCGTTCTTGTCGCGCCATGCATCAGCCTTGACAGCAGCATCAGCCATCCAAGTGTCAAAGAACTTGGCAGCATCCATGCCTTCTTTGTACTCTTTAGGCACTCGCTTGGTTTTGGTTGCAACCACTTTAGTAGTCTTAGCAGCCTTGACTTTGACAACCGCAGGCTTTGCAGCCTTGGCAGCACGAGCCGCCTTAGTAGCAGTTATGCCTTGTCCATTAAGCCAATCTACTGCTTCTTCTTTGCCCATTGCAAACGGCAATTGAATCATGTTAATGTCAGTGCAACCAAACCGCTCAAGTGCTTTAGCACGGTTAGCGTCGTTGGCAAATTTGTAAACAACAGCACCGTTCTCAGTGCAAGTGCCCGCAAAAGTAAAAGTCTTAGACATATACTCTCCTAAAAGTTACAGTTAAAATTAACTACCCAACAAACATAGTATAACAAAATGGGTCTTTTTAGTCTACCGTTTTTTATGTTGCTTTTTAGCAACTTTTTTGGGTGTTGCTAAAGGTGCAACTTTTGTTGCATTTTTGAGCCGATGAAACAAATCTGTTGCTTTTTTAAACTCAAAATTTGGATGCTTATACATATAGTCTATTTTGCGCTCTAAAACTTGCAAAACTTCTAACAAGTCCATTTTTGTTGCAAAATCGCTATCCATTAGTATTTTGTTAACATCATGCTTGTCTAGCATGTATTCTACCCATTTTGTTGTTGCGGGTATTTTGTAATATTGAACTATTGCTTTTTTGTTATTGCGTGTTGCATATTTTGTAATATATGTACGGGCAAACATAAAGCCTCCTTTTACAAAGACTATACAGTATATGCAAATTACGAATTATGTGCAACCGCCGCTAAAGTTGGAGATTGTCAAGATATTGCTGTAGATTATCGGCGTGCAATCGTAGCATTACAGTTTCTTGTTCGCCTAACAAAGTAATCCTTGTATGTTTATTGATGTAGTACGGACAAGTTAAAAGTCTGCTCATTTGCAACAGAGTGCGATTTAGCAAAGGCTCGGGCAAGTCAACTTCGTATGTGGGAATTTGAGTGAACTTGGTTATAAACTTTAGTCCAGACTGACTTAGTCTCAGACTAGTAGGATCAGTATGATTCCACCACCAAACTTTTATATACTGCGAATATTCTGCGGCATCCCGGCCTGCAGCCCTAAGGATGCTGGCGGTGTAGTCGTGCTGATTACGGGTAGATTTGGTCACCTTGTTTCATTAGGACCACAGTAAATTTGTCGGTCTTGAACAATGTGTTGAGTTTTTTGGCTAGATTAATAGCATGCCCACTGTTACTAAAACTTACCTTTTTGTATTTTGGACCTGGATAAGCTACCAACATATTTGAGCTTTTAAGGTTAATGGGTTTGTTGTCGTAGAATACCGCCCAAATTCCTTCGCTGCTAAGAACTTGATCACTTTTGTAGTTAGATTTGTTAACATGTTCTAACAGTACTGTAGGTTTAGGTCTGGACATCTATTATTCCTTGAACTATGTATTTATCCTGTTATCTGGGCAGTTTAAGTTAAAAACCGCCTCCGTCTAGCCCGGCTGGTGCTTGAACTACCTGCTGAGGTACTACCTGTAATTCAGCAATGTTAGCTAACAAATTAAATATATCCGCATGTAAATTTCTAGCTTCCTCTGCAGATAACGCCAATTGTTTACTGCCAGTTTGATTCATCACTTTTACTCGTTCGTTAAAATTCTTTATTGATAAACTTAATTTTTGCATATATGCACCTTATGTTTTTGCATTTCTTCTTTAGTTTTAAATGGTCCAACAAACTCATATCTGCTTAGTGTAATATTTTTTGGGCAATATTGCTCCACCCAAAAACCGTTTAGTTTAATCAAATAGTATCCAGCACAAAATAAACTTTTACTTTTTGCTGTTTTACTATAGATAGGCAAACGCCTTTGTACATCCCATACTTCGTTATATGACTTACCACTAATTGGAAATTCATAAACTGTTTTTGTATTTTCTTTTTTCTGTTTGTTGGCAGTACCAAATTTAATTTGATATTTTTGTTTTAAAATTTTAACACTAGCGAAGAACTCTCTGTGTTCGTCATGAACATAAACAAAACCACCATCTGCTTTGGCCTGTATGGTTGCAATTTTTTGGCCGCGATCTTCTACAACCCAAAATTTATTTTTAATTACCGGTTTGGCTACTCGTTCTGTCATGTTTTTGCCAGTGTGTGATGTGTAACAATTTTTCCAAGTTCTTGTCCAAGATCTTGTGTATCACCAATTACATACATGTCGTCTTCGTTTCCATAGCCGTGTGATACTTTAACTACATATCCGCCATGAGCAGTATGTATATCAATTGAGATTTTTTTGTTAGGTAATAATTTCCCCCCGTCTATAGCATATTTGCCAGTTAGGTCAAACTGAGAAATTTGTCCGACTGTAATAGGGGCAACACTTCCTGCCATGGTAGAATAATTGCTCATAGTTTCATTTGCTCCAACATAATTGCCTGTGCCACTTGCTTGGCAAAGTCTTCGTCTTCGTGAATCATGTATAGTGTGCCTTCGGTGCGATCAGTTTTTTGATTGTATACACGAGATTCAAGAATATGACCGCCCACTGCTGTATATAAACAAAAGTTCATACCGTTTTGTGATGGTGACGATCTATCTCGTTCGTGTACTACCTCGGGTCGCGACAATAGAATATCTTCCTCATTTAACCAACGGCGTAATTTTCTTCGTAACCAGTTCATTGTTTTTCTTCCTCCATGCACAATACCTTCATTATTTCAAACTTGTCATTTAAATCTTTTAACCCAGGATGTCTCGCCATCAGATCATTTAGCCGTTTTTCTTCTTGCATTTTATTGTAGGCCCAAGTCAATGTTTCTTTAGCATTGGCACTCAAATCAATTTTGGCATTGGTGTCAATACCAAACCATGCTATGCCATTATAAACTTCGATTGAGTTGGTGTTAGAATTATATCTTAACAAGCCGGCGCTTTGTGCGCCCGGGCTGATAGGAGGCACTCCATGATAACTTTGTTGTACTTGAATCCATTGCGGATCTGAATTTATTTGTTTTATCATATGTAATCAGCAGTTAAAAAAGTCACTGTAAATCCAATGATCAAGTAAATCATTGCATGTAAGAATTGATCTAGGCCAGTCCATAGCCAAAAAGCGTTTGAATCCACACTCAAACGCACAGTGGCTCTACGATGCATAAAGTCAAAAATATAATGCATTACACTATCAAATACCGCAATTATTACACAGGCCTGAATGTTTAAAAAGTGCATGAGAATCACATAAGTTAAAACGCCATGTAATCCTGCGTGTTGAAGGCCACCCAATCTACCCAGATGACCTTTGTCTTTGATCATTCTGTCACTTTGCCAGCAGAAGTCTGCTAGAAAGTGTTTAAAAAATAACAAGGCTAGTATAAGCCAAGTAATCATGCCGGGTACTCCGCACCTAATAGCTCGGCATAGTTTGAACTATGCTCACTGAGCTTATTCAATTCATATTTGCCACAGAACTTCAAAAACTGAGCACCTACCATGGGACGACTTCGCTTGACTGCTCCTGTAGCAATAGTTTCTGCAATTTTATTTTTAATTTCCTCAGGCTGTGCAGTAAGATCCACTAGCACTCTATTGCGTTCATAGTCATCTAACACTCGATGTTCCACGCCGTGATGGTCTGTCCATCTTTGAAGCATAAGGTTATTCCAAGCATATCCTTTTTTATGTTTGTCAGCAAAAGCTTCAGTGAGACCAATTTTGTTCTTGCTGCCCTTGGTCCTAACACCCGGGTATGCGGAAAAGATATTATCTGTCGGATCTCCACGCATACACTTCTCAAACAGGATCCATTGCGGATCAGGAATGACTTTGGGTTCTTTTGTTTTTTTATCAATGACCAGTTTACCTTTTTTGTCCAGGATACCTGTTAGCGTATGGAGTTCATCGGCAACACCGTTATATTGCTGTACGTTTGGTGCCAGTAACTGGTAGAAATCTGTGTCGGAGGAAATGATAACATGATCGTCATTGGGGTGTGCGTGTATGAATCCTGCAATAAGATCATCTGCTTCAAGCTCTGGATGTTGAAGAACTGTGCAATTAGTCTTTTCCTGCAGGAACGTTTTAAGGTTATCAAACGCTTCCCAAAATAGTCGATCCTCTTCCTGTTCTGATTCGGTAAGGGCAGCACGAGCGACCGCACGATTCTTTTTGTACGGCTCGTAATAATCTTTTCGCCACGAGCGTCCTTCCAAACAGAATACCACATGATCGGCTTTCTGATCCCGCCAAGCCTTATTAACCGAACCGAGGGTAACATGAATAGCGAACCCTAACCTATCCCAAGTATCCGATTGACGATGGGCCGAATGACGGGCACGGAAGAATGTATTTGCAGTGTCTACGATTAGATATCTCATGCATTAATAGTAGCATATTATAACAACCTGGTCAAGTGCGACAAAAGAAATTCTGCCCATTTTCTATGTGCATCTGCTCTAAAATGATAGGACGAATTGGATTGGAATCCTTGGTCCGTTAACCATTTCCAGTAAGTCATATTAGGATCGTATGGGTCAACATATGAGTCGTGCCAATCGGTTGGTTGTTCAGTATGGAAGTCATTGTAAGTATTAAAGAACAAATGTGGTATACCAAAATCTAATAATTCGCTATGGAAAGCATGAATTTGCTGATGCGCTAATTTGGTTCTTTCATTCCAATTTAAATTTACAACATAATCCTGATATTGCTGTTTAATTGGATCAGGCCAATCATGTCCGACACCGCCCGCATTGATTTGCCAATATACACCATCATGCAACCATTCTTCGCGCTCCCAGGTGCTCCATCCTATAATAACAAAATCTGGTGTAATAGTTTCTAAATATTTCTTAGTGGTTCTAATTATTCTTGAATTGGAACTAGCTGACTCTGCATCACAATGTAATATAGCAAACAATTCATTTGCTATATTGCAACCATAACTTGCTTTTTCATTATCCGGATGTGGAATACGGCCTAGGGCATGATAGAATGGGTCATCTTCAGCAAAACAATAATCATTTACCGCTTCTGCCCCGGCGCTATGACTATCTCCGTTTACATAAATTATCATTATTTTCTTTTAAAGATTTGTTCAAATGTAGTAGTTGGCGCATCAAAATCTGCATAGGTAGCAGTAAATGTTCCTGGTTGTAAAGAATTGTTTATTAGGCTGGCAAGTTTGGAATGTGTTTCATCTGTAAAATGCCCTGATCTCATATCTATATAGTGATCGTATATAGAAGCCAAATCAGGATCGGTGAAATAATGAGATGTTTCTTGAACACAAAGATCAAAAAGATTAAAATCTTTGCCATAATATCTTGTTGCAAATGTAGGAATTGTTAAAAGATTTGGTATTTTGTTTTTTAAATATTCCGTTATACAATATGCAGCAAATTCGGCATCATCAACATCTACAACTAAGTTTAAAAATTTTTCTGTTATGTCAATTTTATTTTGCAAATCAAAATTGTTAACTTTACAATGGTGTCGACCTGTAATATGAATATTATTTGAATTATGTCTAATAGTATATCTTTGTGGTTGAGTTAAACACCAAATATTTAGATCATAATTTTTGTAATGCTCATATAGTAGTTTTGCAGAAAAAAGCAGGCTTGAGCCTGCTTCGCCCCAACATTCAACTTGATGCAAATACTTTGTATTTAGATATTTCCACCAAATACTTTCATTTGTATCTTTGTTGGCATAACTATCGCCAAATACACCAATTTTCAAAAATATTCCTCTACAAAGTTACTAACTAATTTCTGTTCTTCCGTTGCCTAAATCATTACGATCAATTCGTCTAGGTCTTGAATCAACAGGTTGATTGGCTTCCCACTGTTCATAGTTTTCGTTTAAAATATTGCGGCAAATAGTTTGAAACCATCTATCCACAATAATATCATCTGTATCTTCTTTACGCTGCATGTAGCCAGCCTTGACTAACCTAGCAACAAAAACTTCATTCCAATCTAATTCAAAACTACCATTACCAATATCATCAGGATCTAATTCTACACTTAATATACTAATATAAGGTTCTCCAGCCTCGGTGGCCAATTCTTTTGCACTTTTCTTTTTAGACTTTGGCTCGGTTGATCGAGGTTCGGTCTTTGGTTCCGATTTCTTTTTTAACCAATCAAACATTATGTTCCCCATTCATTTTTAAACAACGGTACTTGCAATCTGTCAGAATATCTCAATCCATTACGCATTGCCAGTTCGGCTACACGACGATTGTTTAGTGTGTAAACATTTTCTACACCGCCCACTGGCATCAAGTATACCGGACCTTCAAATCCTGCATCTCTGTATTCTGTAACAGCTCTTAATGCATCTTCAACATCTTCTTCTGTGGCAACTACAAACTTGAGATAAGTGTAACCGTATTCATTATATTCTTTTATGATTTCGGGTCGAATAGCATCCTCCCACTTTTCTCCTGAACAAGGAAGTTTGGCACTTACTGAAAATGTAAATGTATTGAATCCTTTGTAGTGATGCCAATTACGATGTATCCAAGTTTTAAATTCTTCACTTAACTTTTGTGTTCCATTGGTTTCAAAAGTTATTTCTTTAAGCGAACGCATGTTAGGATGGTCTAACAAATCAATATATGCTCGTTGCCAACCTAACAATGGCTCGCCACCGGTGATCACCAAATGCTCATCTTGCCACTTGCCATGTGGAAGTATTTCCATTATGCGATTTACAATAGCATCAGATTCTAGTATAGGACTGAGATCTTTAAATCTAGGATCCCAACTTGCATAGCTATCGCAGCCTGTACTAACTAGTGGTAGTTCTTCATATTGGTTAAAATAATGAACTCTGGCCGCAATATCTTCAACTTCTCTAGATAACTTTCCTCTAGGCATACCAAAGCCTTTGCAAGTAAAGTTACAACCAAAAGTGCGAAGGAACACACTAGGTACTCCCATGTATCTACCTTCTCCTTGTATTGAATAAAATAGTTCTGCTACTTTGATTTTGCTCATTATTAACCTTCGTATGTTGCTGAGTTGGCGCCGTGTTCGAATACTTCTACTGATTTAACACGCACTGTTGGATTGATTGGATAACGCATATTACCGCCAGCTAATAGTTCAGCCATTTTATCATAGCACATCTTAGCAAACATTTCACAGCCTACGGCAGGTACAATGCGTAGATCGCAAATACCCTGTCGGCGGTACGGTTCTACTTGTACTCGCTCAGGATTGCCGTCATGCTCTGGATCGGAACTCCAACCACTCATTTCTTTGAATCTAGGTAGCATTGGATCATCTTCTGCTACAACCAAAGTATGATCGAACATGTGATCGGCCCATGCTTTAAATTCTTTGAGACCACCAAAGTCCATGCACCAATTTTTATCGTCTAGGGTGTCACATTCAAAAATTAGTTTAATGCCAATCGAATACCCGTGTAATGTTGAGCAGTGGCTATGGCTAGCTCGCCATTGTCTAAAACAACATGACAGACCTCTGTCATTGCCGTAAGTTTTTGTTGAATAAAATTTTGCCATTAATTTCTCCTATGTTAATTTTAGCATAGGCCTGCAGAATTTGTAAAGCGGGATGAAGAGCCAGGAAGTCCGCTTTCTAGTTACCATGGTGCTTTTTTACTATCAATACACATGATAGGAATTTCAAAAGGTTGTTGAAATACCCATGTTATCATATCACATACTACATCAATATCTATTCTTTTATAGTTAGGTTCAGCACTATTTTGTAATAGTCCGAGAATAAGATGACAGGTTTTAAATCTTGCTGTATTAAGTGATAAACTCAAATTTCTTAAATCTAATTTAGATTCTTGATAATCTACAGGTCCAGCATTACCAAATTCATGAGTGCTACCAATATTTATAACATCACAGTGTTTGACAGATTGTTTACATAAATTTAACAATTTTGATTGTATTCCACTTTCGATGTAACTTGCATTTATAAAAAAATTATGTTTAGAAAATTGTTGTCTAAGCTGTGGTTCAAGATCGGGGTCAGTTAAATCCCAGCCGTTTGATTTATGTATAAATGTGGCATTGGGATATTTTTTTTTAATACCAGACGCAATAGTAAATGGTTTGTCAGGATTTCCTGTGCAAATTACCTTTCTATCAGACATAAATTTTAATCTTGCCGCTAATAATATTTCCTCTTTCATGTCGCCTCTAATAGATTTGATTGTATGCAGCCTTTACGACATCGCATCTTACACAAATGATCAAGCCGTGGACTACCATTTTTTGCTTTTTCTAAAACTAATTGTTTCCATTGATTTATTATTTTGTTTCCCTCGGCTAAATTAATTTTATCAATTGATAACCTATCTAACCATTGGTGCCTATTTACCCATAAGTCAGATTTGTAAAATGTTCTCGGATTTCTAATCCAATCACAAGGAAGATAATACCCATCGCATGTAACAATTTTAGCTAAATTGCATTGCGGATCAAGATCAATTGGATTATTTTCTACAAAAGAATCTTGCCATGTATAATTATTTTCAACAAACGAAGATTCTGGAATAAGATTATCATCGCCAAATCTATGTGTCTTCACTGCAAAAAACTTTGCTCCTTTTGCTTCTGCAAAATTTTTGATGTCGTTCAGCAAAAATTGATTAAATGAAAAAATAATTGTTTGCCACTCTACCTGAGCTTTACTTTTTGTCATAATGTCAACGGCAGACATTATACTTTTCCAATCTGAATTTTTTCTATATAAATGATTGGTGTCGTCTAACCCATCTATAGCAAAAACAATTTTATCTTCTTCGGTTAGTAACTCTGCCAATTCTATCCAAAATTCAATCGGCTTTCTACTGCCATTTGTGCGTAAATCAAATTTTTTATCGCGAAAACGTTTTATAAAATTTAAAAGTTCGGGATAGTATATACAATCGCCATAATCTCCACATAGAAGCAATGTTTGTATTTGTTTTCCTTCATCACAATCTAAAAATTTTTCAAATAAATCTATTGATAAATCTTTTTTTTCAACCGGTCTTTTAGTAATTTCTTTCCATGTGGTCCTAGGACACGCCGGACATGCCAATGTACATCTGTTAGTTAGTTCAACATGTAAAAGTTGTGACAAAATTTTTTTCTATATTAAAATTTAATATAGGCCTGCAGAATTTGTATAGCGGGTTGAAGTGCCAGGAAGGCCGCTGTGTAGACTTGTATTTATATTTTTAATTCGCCCACCAATTTTCCCAAGGGAAAACTATCCAGGCAGGATCTTCTAGTTTATTAATATTACGGGCCATATAATCAATGTCTTTGTAGTTGCTGGCCTCGTTGTTGATTAATACTGCGAATTTTACATTGCTATTCCACACAGCATCCCATGCAGCATGTTTGGGCAAACAACTTGATTGCCAATCCTTTCTGATCCATTCTAGTGTGGCGCCTGAATCATTGATATCATCTACAATTAGAATTTTTTTACGATAAGCAGGATCTGTGTCTGCATTGCCGGAGCCACGCTCGTCTTTTGGTACATAACCAAATGCCTGTTCGGCCATCCATAGATTACTTTCACTTTCGCCGCCGTCGCGTAAACTTACTTTTAATGTTTCACATGGAACACCAAAGTAATGACTAATCATTACAGCAGGAGTTAGGCCGCCTCTGGTGAGGCCTACCACATAGTCTGGTCGCCATCCACTATTCACAATGTTTCTACATAGTTCGTGAACAAGCCCTCGAAATTCACGATTAGAAATATGTAATTTTTTCATGTTAGTAAAAATATTTTAATTCAAGTTGAGTACGATATTGCCCATTATCTACAAACATGCCTGACAGTTTGTATGCGATATTTTTTGTAATCGTATCTGTAATAACAGTTCTTAGATACATGTTTACAGGATTGTTTATCTTAAAATGTAAATTAGTATACTGCAAATTACCTTGAGTGTCAATACCAGTAGGCAATTCTGCATTGACACCACCATTAACAATCCAGGGTCTTACTCCTGTAAAAAATCCAAACTTTTCAGTAGCGTATCCTGTTTCTAACCATACAGCATGAAAATTGTCCACCTGGGTTATTATACCCGGATTCATGTTAGTAGTTGTATAGATATAACCAAACTGCTGTTGCCAATTGTTTTTCCTGTGCGTGATAACAGACTCAAACATACTAGAATAATTTACCGAACCCCACATGCCACTAAATTGAATCCAAGGATTGTAATTTAATGTTGTCATTTGTGCGCTTACTGAAACGGATTCATTAATGGGTATTAGCGGTGTACCTATGCTCCAATTTGAATCATGTCCTCCAAATCTTAGATTATTGTGTTCGTAATTGCTTCCGCCAATCAAATATTCAGTTTGGCTGCTTGGCGTTAATTGATTGGGTACATAATTGCGCGACCAAAAACTAAATGTATCAACAACCGAAGGAGAAACATTGATTGAAAAATTTCTACCGATATTATCCAGTGCTTGTACTGATAAGCTGTGTGAGTTTACATTAATACCCGAGATATATCCAGTTATGGGTAAGTTTTTAATTTGTAATCCACCAATTGGATTTAGTGCTCGATCTAAATCAATCACATGACCATTTAAATATGTTTTTGATGTCTGCGACAACAAGGTGTTTGCAGTGGCATCGCTCATCCAAGGCCATCTAGCCTGTATCGTGCTGATTGCCTGCGTAGCATTTACAAAATTATCTCCAACTAGGCTGAGATAAACAGCCATTTGATTATCCATTTGATTATTGCTTAATTTTACTGCGGTAACCAGATATGATTTATTATCTGGACTTTGCAAAATATTTAATGTGTTACCCGAGTTTGGGTGTTGGGCAATTGCATTTGCTTGTGCAGTAAAGTCTGTTAAAACATTTTGGTAAGCTGCCATATACTTACCATCGCTTGTTTTTAGAAGTATTTGCGAACTGTTATTATCATAAGTAAAATCTCCAGCAGTTGGCAAAAGTATATCAACTAATCCATCACCGTTTATATCTACAAATTTAGGATTATAACTAACAACCGTGTTATGATTATAACCCACAACCACATTATCTGTTTCGTCAATAAAATTACCACTACCATCATTTTTTAGAAATTGTATTTCGCTAAATTTAGGCCATTGATTATTAGTTCTCGTGGGTCTACTAAGAACTATGGCATCCATAACGCCATTGTCATTCCAATCGTATGCTAGTACTCTCACATTGTGACCTGCGTCGCCCGGTGCGCCGCCCCCAAAATTATAACTGGCCCACTTGGGTAATTCAAATCTTGGTCTAGGACCTAAACTTATTAAAGAAAAATTTAGATTGTTTGACCCGTCTATATTCCAACTATAAAGACCAGGTTCATTGTAATTGCTATAGGCGCGACCTTGATCTACTGCTAAGATAGTTTTAGTACCATTGTTCAAGAAATCCGCAACTGCCAAACTACTCATACCGGGCAAATTTCTATATTGCTGTGTATATGAAACGAAACTGTGATTGCCTTGGTTTAAAGCCAAAGTAGTATTCCACCCATAATCACCAATGATGATATCTTTATAGCCATCATTGTTAAAATCTTCAATTGCTATATCATGCGCATCAATGCGGTCTTTAGAATCAACACGAGCCAATTCCGATGGCGCAATGTTTATATCTATCGTTGTTCTGGTAAAAGAATTATTTGGATTATTGAAGTAGGCATAAGCAGGGTGTTTTGTGGCAATTGCTCCATCTGTCCATGGCGCTACTACCATGTCTAATCTACCGTTGTTATCTAAGTCTGCAAATTTGGCTGTATGTGTTCCTACTATGTGATTTTCACCGGCAGCGAACCAAGAGCCAGTTTGATCTACAAATTGATTATTTTCCCAACCAAAAATTGAAATGTTGAAATTTGTCCAGTTTGTAGCATTAGCCGG